ACGAAGCTAGAATACAAGAAGCAAAAGACGCTGGTAAAGTAAACAAAGCAGCTAGAATACAAAAAAAATATGACGATTTTACAAATAGAGGTGGTGATAGTAAAGTAAGACACGCTTTAGGTAAAATAGCAGGTGCTTTTAAATCAAAAAAAAATAAAAAAACAACATAAAAACATAAATTATGCATCATTCAAAATATGATCCAGCAATGGAAAAATTAAAACCAGGAACTAAAGTTGGTATAGTTGGAGAATCTCACGTTTGGGATGGTCCTTTAGATCAAACAGGAAGATCTCATGGAGAAGGTTCAAGTTCAGGCATAAGCGGTATGCAAATACTAAAAGCTCCTTGTCGTACATGTGAATCTAGTATACCAATTACTAAACGCGCTAAATTAGGATAATATGTTTATAGGTAAAATTCAACACTCGGCTAAAACAAGTCCTTTGCAAAAAAAAGGGCCTTGTTGGAAAAACTACGAAATGGTAGGTATGAAAACAAAAGGAGGTAAAAAAGTTCCTAATTGTGTTCCTGTAAAAATGGAAGGTGACGTTTTAGACGGTCCATTAAAAAAAAAACGTGCAAAAAAGGAAATAAGAAAAACTACTAAGGGTAAAGGAAGAAACTTTAGAACAAAGGAGGAAGGCGCTGGCATGACCAGTAAAGGCGTTAAAGAATATAGAAGAAAAAACCCAGGTAGTAAATTAAAGACAGCAGTTACAGGTGACGTAAAACCAGGTAGCAAAGCTGCTAAAAGAAGAAAATCATTTTGTGCTAGGTCCAAAGGTTGGACTGGCGAAAGAGGTAAAGCGGCGCGTAAGCGTTGGAAATGCTAAAAAAAATATAACAATGCCATCACCAATTAAAAATCATCACGATAAAAAAAACGTATTGCAAGACGACGGTTCTTCAATACAAGTGTCTAGCTCTGATCTTAAAAGTAAAGGAGTAGACGCTATTAAAAGCCAAATGTTAAAAGACAATCCTCCTGGTAGTGAGGGAAGAAGAGATGTTTACAATAAGTTAGACTGGAAGTATGACAATACTGTGCCAAAAACTTTTAGTGAAAAAGTAAGTCTTTTTGCAAAAACAGCTAAACATATGATTGGTAAAAAAGCAACAAACATATTAGATAAACTTAAATAAATAAAAAAATGGGACAATACTCAGGAAATCACCCAAGATACTCGGGACAAAAATATGACGCTAAAGAAGCTTATAATAAAGACTTAACAGATAAGGCTAGATTACATTATCTAGAAAACAGTGAGCACGATAAGCATGCCCCTAAGATGTGTGGCAGCGATCACGCACCTAAGATGTACGGAGAACCAGCAGCTAAATTTAATTCTGGTCTTAGAGAAGCTTCTGACTTAGGAAAGTTAGATAATAATCCTAAATTCAAAGCAGCTGTTGATGCAGCTCCTAAAATGTCTGGCGACATGGGTCACAACGTTTTAGCGGAAGACATGACATCTAATTCACAATCAATAGTAGGTGGAGATGCTGGATACGCAGGAGACGGAGCACCAGCAGCTATGATGAAAGCTTTAGGTAAACCAGCTATGTTGATGAAAAAAGGTATTTCATCAATGTGCGGTATGAAAAAATAAAACAGTAGGGAACTGTAAAACCCAAGTCAAACACAAACACAAACACAAACACAAACACAAACACAATGGCAAAATTTATCGAAATCCCAGTAACAAGCTCAACTGCTTACGAAGCTGGAAAAAAATTAATCAACGTAGAAGATGTATCACTAGGAGTATGTAGTGCTGCTAACACTGTTAAACTATTTTTAGGAACAGGAGGAAAGCATATTGCACTTACAACATCTGCTGGTAAAGGTCTTGATGTATTAAACGCTTGTAACGCGGCTATGACAGCTAACCCAGGGGGTATCAAAGCTAAAGTACAATTACCAACTGGAGTAGCAATTTCAGCAGTAGCAGTAGCTTAATTTAAAAAAAAACAAATATCCCCGTAGCTAAATAGTTGCGGGGTTTATTTTAAAAAAATCAATATATGAGTTCACCTATAAAACACTGTTGGAGCTCTATGATGCATAATCCTGAATGGGGTAAAATGCGTAGTAGAAGTGGTTCTGGAACCGGTAATGACGCTGCTTTTAAAGCCGCTAAGGAAAAAAGAACATCTCCATTAAAAATGGGTTTTAAGATGAAAGGATCTCCATATAATGAAGAATCAGGCAATACACCTATATTACACGTTGATATGGATGAAGGCACATTAGGTATGGCTACTAATAATGGTAGCATACTTGTAAATAAAGACATTAAAGATCCAAAACAACAACAAGAAGTTGTAGACCATGAAATGGTACACATTAAGCAGATAAAAGACGGTAGGCTAAGCTACGATGAAGATAACGTTTATTGGGAAGGAAAAAAGTTTTCAAGAGACGATATGAATGAAGGTGCTAAAAACTTACCATGGGAAAAAGAGGCTTATAGTCAAACTAAAGACGCGTAGATATGGCATTTAAGAAAAATTATTTTAAAGGATTACAAAGTGGTGTTAATCACAGTCCACTTAAAATGCATGACGGTAAACCTCATAGTAAAAAAGATTTTAAAGGTTTACTAGCACATAAGCTTGCTAGTAAAGAACCTGTAGTCAACGAAAGACTACAAAACCAAAATACTTCAGATAATCTAACTGTAGAAAAATTTAGAAAAAATAACAATATATCTTCAGAAAATTTAAAAAATAACGCGGCCGTAATAAAAGAGCGAAAGGTAAGAAAAATACAGGAAAATCAAAACAAAAACAGAGCAAGTATTAGCCAAGGAGCTGTAACAGAACAAGAAAAAGAACAAGCAGCAATAGAAAGTAAAAGAGGCGAAGAAATAAACAACGCATCATTAAGCTTACTAGAAAGACCTCTAGCTTACTTAAATGATCCCTCTGCTGTTTTAGGTGATATGGGTATTAATTCTTTTTTAGGTTTTAATACTGGAAACACAACACAGTTAGCTAAAGATATAGAAACAATGAGGCAAGATCCTAACTTGTCTTATTTTGATAAACTAAAAGCTAAAACTAAAATGGGTGTTGATATGGTTCCAGCAGCAACTGTTAATACTGCGTTAGGTATGATAGGTGCTGGAGGTGTAGGTACTGGAGCTAAAGGAGCAGCTAGTTATATGGGAAATATTTTAAACAATGCTCTTAATCCTTTAGCTGGTCTAGGTAAACCTACGGGGCAAGTTTTTAATAATATTGTTAAAAACGTTGATAACAAAGCTGCTAATGCGGTTACAAAATTTGGCAAAGAAAACGCAAGTACTTGGAATAAAATAACTGGAAGGTTTAAGCCTAAAGTTAAGGAAGATATGTATAATACACTTTCTGGTTTGGCCGAAGGAGCAGACATGAGCACTGCTCAAAGAGAAGCTTTAATTGAAAGAATTAATTCACCAGAAGGTAGGAAAAGATTATTTGATCAAGAACTCAGTTATTTAGAAAGTCAACTTGAATCTACAGGAGAATTAATTAAAAATCCTAAATCACATTATCATCCTTGGATAAGAAATCAAGATCCTTTAAATCCAAACTTAAGTATTACTGAAAACTCATTAGGAGGTGTTTTGCAAAATCAAAAAAACTTATTCAGCGATGACTTAAGTACTCAAGCAATGAAAAACGTTGATTTTAGAATAAAAGAATTATCTAAACCTAACATAAATGAGTTAGCAAAAGATGCAATAGAAGGTGGTAAGTTAAATTATAGCAAAGGATCAGATTTATTATATAGTGACAAACTTCCAGAAAATTTTTTAAATAATAATGCAACTTTTGGTGGTCAAATAGATGGTAGTACAGCAAGTCAGATGACTAACCCTATAGGTGAAGCTATTTATGGACCTCAACAAAGTTCACAATTAAACGACGGGGTTTTTGTATTAGGAGGTAAAGGAACTAAAAACAAACAAACGTGGGCACATGAAATACAACATGGTGGTCAAGCAGGTCGTGTAACGCCTCTTGATGATGAACTTCGTGCTATAATTAAACCAAATAAAGCTATAAAAAAATACGAACAAACTGTTCAAGACCTTATAGAAGCTAGAGATGTTCACGCTATGGGAAGCGAAAAGGGATATTCTATGCAAGGGTATCGCAAAGGTCAACAAGCCTTAGATGATTATATAGAAGTTTCTGATAAATTTATAGGAGATCAGTTGTTTGATTATAATTATTTTCAAACTGGTTCTGCAGGAAAAGAACCATTAGCTTTTGCAGGTGAATTAAGGCAAAGTCTAATAGATGGTGGTTTTTTGAAACATGAATATGATAACATAACGCCAAATGTTTTATTAAAAGCAAAAAAACATTTTAAATCAAACCCAGTTATTAGCAAAGCTACTATTGCCCCTGGCTCAACTGCAAATGTTAGTGCTCATAGAATTTTTGATTTTATGGATGACTCGATGGAAAACATGAAAAAATTATCAAGCTCACTAAACAAATTACCATTATCTGTGGCTCCAATAATAGGTGCCAGCGCTATGCTTTCGCAAAATAAAGAACAAGAACAAGAACAACAGTAATGTAATAAACTTAACTAATATGTAATTATTTACATAGAGATTATATATTGAATCTTTATAATAATTAAATCAAATATTATGTTAAAAAACTTAAGTGCAACAAACATGCTTTATGGAATTGGAGCTGCAATCGTTATTTTAGGAGCTTTGTTTAAAATTCAACACTGGCAAGGTGGTTCTTTATTATTAACCATAGGTATGATAACAGAAGCTATTGTTTTTACTTATTCTGCTTTTGAAAAAAAAGAAGATAAAATAATTAGTAGTGATCCATATGATCCTACTGTTATTATAAGTGCTCAAAAAGAATATGTTAAACAAATTAAAGACGCTGTTAAAAATGTTTCTTTAATGAATGAAGTTCATGAAAATCAACTTAAACTCGCTAAGAGTTCAACCGGTGCTTATAAAACAATTAATACAGAAGCTAATTCTTTAGCTCAACATACTTATTTTATGAGTAAAACTTATTATTCAATATTAAAAGCAATGAAAAGCAAATAACTATGAAAAAAATATGGGAATGGTTAAGTGGTAGCGTTATAAAAGAGGTTGGTGAAGTTATTGATAAACTAACTACTACTAAAGAAGAAAAGCTTTTAATAAAAAAAGAAATACAAAAAATATTAGAAGAAGCAGATAATAAAGCTCAAGAGCAAGTTACTAAAAGATGGGAGTCAGACATGCAGTCAGACAGTATATTGTCAAAGAACATAAGACCTTTAGTGCTTATATATTTAACTGTTATATTTACTGCTTGCGCTTTTTTTCACGGTAATGTAGGAGAGTTTAAAATAGCAGAAGAATATATACCAATATTTCAAACATTATTAGTAACTGTTTACGGTGCTTATTTTGTTGGTAGAACTTGGGAAAAAGCAAAAAAAATAACAAATAAAAAAGATTAAAAATGGGACAATTTAAAATACAAGACTCTACTATAAGTCAAGCTATGCCTTTGACGGCGGCTATGATAGCTAGTATTGACGTTAGACCAGCTTGGGCATTTGAAAACCAAAGTGGAACATTAGGTACTAACCTAAATTCATCTGTAATATATTGCGGTGTAATGCCAGCTGACGCATCAATAAGCGTAAGACTACCAGGTAATTCACAAGTAATAGAATTTAAAGGTTTACAATCTGGATCAATACTTCCAGTAGTTGTTGATTACGTTACAGCTGTGGCAGGCACTGGTGTAACAGTAAGTGACTTTATAGTAGGAAAATAAAAACAAAACAAGTAACTATATAAATATTAATAATCAAATAAAATCAAATTATGAGTGAAGTAAAAGAGTTAACAAAAAAAATTACAGAAGAACAACTTAAGACAGTTCAAGACCAACAAGGTAAGCTACAGGAAGCTTTGAGAACTATAGGTGTTTTAGATGTTCAAAAACAAAACGTTCACGGTCAAATATCTTTATTATCTAAAGAAATAGAAGAGACAAAGAAAGGACTAGAAGAAGAGTACGGTCAAGTAAATATTAACTTACAAGATGGTACATATGAAGAGATTGTAGAAGAAGATGAAAAATAATATAAGAAAAATAAGCATAGGTTCTGATTATAAAAACGACGCTATGCATTATTCTATTGGTCAACAAGTTTATGGCGGTCACGAGATATCGCATATAATATTTGAAGAGCAAGATAATTCTTATAATATACATATAAAGAAAAAAGACGAGGTATTGCCATGGAAGAAATTTAATTCTAACATGGCTATATCAGTTGAGTATGATCTACAGTATTAATGAAAAGTATATATGACTTTATAGTTAAACCTTTAGGTGAAAAATATAATAATAAAATAAACATAAAAAATAAAGAGTTATATTTAAACACAAAAATAGAAGGATGGAAATTTGTTAATAGACTTGCTATTGTTGTGGAAACACCTCTAGCATTTGATATTGGTATAAAAAAAGGTGATACCGTTGTTATACATCAAAATGTTTTTAGAACTTTTTATAACAGTAAAGGTGTTAAGAAAAAAAGTAGATCTTTTTTTAAAGAAGATTTATATTTTTGTGCTTTAGATCAAATATATTTATATAAAAATAACTCAACATGGAAGTCTATCGGTGATAGATGTTTTGTTATGCCTATAATTAATAACGATCAGTTTAGCAACAAAAAAGAAAAAGACCTTATTGGTGTATTAAAATACGACAATAGCTCTTTAAACGCGCTAGAAATAACATCTGGAGATCTTGTTGGTTATACGCCAAATAGTGAATGGGAGTTTTTAATAGAAGGGCAAAGACTTTATTGTATGAAATCTAATGATATTGTAATTAAATATGAATACCAAGGAAACGAAAAAGAATATAATCCAAGCTGGGCACGTAGCGGTTGAGGAATTAATAAAGGTTGCTAAGGAAGCTATTGTTGATTCAGACGACGATATTTCTGCTGATAGATTAAAAAACGCGGCTGCAACTAAAAAACTAGCTATATTTGATGCATTTGAAATATTAAGCCGTATCGAGGAAGAAGAGAATTTATTAAATAATAAGCCTAAAGAAGTTAAAGAAGAAAGAACTTTTAAAGGTTTTGCAGAAGGTAGATCTAAGTAATGTATATTCAAAGTTTATATAAAGTATTAAAAAACCACATTAAACCAAAAGTTCTTAATAGAATGAATAGGTACAATAAATGGGAGTATGGATATAATGAAGAGCACGATATAATTGTAATAAGCAAAGATGGAACTGTAGGTGAAGTATATGAAATACAAAATTTAAAAATAGCTTTACCTAAAAAACCAGAAAAACCTCACGGGTTTGTTTCTAATAAATGGGAATACACTGAATATCCTAAAGAATTAAAAAAGATTAAATCTGTTTTTGATTGGGAAGAGTATTCTATTAATTTTAAAGAAAAATGGTATGATTACATCGATAATGAGTTTAATAAAAGAGAACAAGGTTTTTGGTTCAATAATAAAAACGTGGCTACTTACATTACTGGTACTCACTATATGTACTTGCAGTGGAGCAAAATTGACGTTGGGCAGCCAGACTTTAGGGAGTCAAACAGATTATTCTACATATTCTGGGAAGCTTGCAAAGCAGATGACAGGTGTTATGGAATGTGTTATCTTAAAAACCGTCGAAGCGGATTCTCATTTATGTCCTCAGCTGAGTCAGTTAACCTTGCGACAATATCAACGGATTCACGGTTCGGCATACTGTCCAAATCTGGTCCCGATGCTAAAAAGATGTTCACAGATAAGGTTGTACCAATTTCCGTTAACTATCCCTTCTTCTTCAAACCAATCCAGGACGGTATGGACAGACCAAAAACCGAGCTCGCGTACAGAGTACCCGCGTCAAAATTCACAAGAAGAAAACTTGAATCCAATGAAGCCATTGCAGAAATCACAGGGCTTGACACCACCATCGACTGGAAAAATACAGGTGACAATTCCTATGATGGAGAAAAACTTAAACTTCTAGTACACGATGAATCAGGTAAATGGGAAAAGCCAAATAATATACTCAACAACTGGAGAGTTACAAAAACAACATTAAGATTAGGTGGTACAATAATAGGTAAGTGTATGATGGGTTCTACCTCTAACGCTTTAGATAAGGGTGGTAGTAATTTTAAAAAATTATATTATGATTCAAATGTTGAGGAAAGAAACGCCAATGGAGAGACTCGCTCAGGATTATATTCTCTGTTCATACCTATGGAATGGAACTACGAAGGATACATTGATTCTTATGGCTTACCTGTCTTCGAAGATCCAAAAAAAGATAGATTTAGTCCGCAAGGAAAAAGAATAAGAATAGGTGTAATAGAATATTGGCAAAACGAAGTAGATGGATTAAAAAAAGACCAAGATGGTTTAAATGAATTCTACAGACAATTCCCAAGAACAGAGCAACACGCTTTTAGAGATGAAGCGAAACAATCTTTGTTTAATTTGACAAAGATATATGAGCAAATAGATTATAATCAAGATGTAAGAAACGAATCATTAGTTACAAAAGGTTCTTTTCAATGGCAAAACGGAATACAAGACAGTAGTGTTTTATTTGTACCTAACAAAAACGGTAGGTTTTTAGTAACATGGGTTCCACCTATAGAGCTACAAAATAGAGTTATTTTAAAAAATGGTTTAAAATACCCTGGTAATGAACATTGTGGAGCTTTTGGATGTGATCCATATGATATATCTGGTACAGTTGACTCAAGAGGTTCTAACGGTTCACTGCACGGTTTAACTAAATTTTCAATGGAAAAAGTACCTAATAGTTTATTTTTCTTAGAATACATAGCTAGACCACAAACTGCTGAAATATTTTTTGAAGATGTGCTTATGGCTTGTGTTTTTTATGGTATGCCAATATTAGCTGAAAACAATAAACCTAGATTATTATATCATTTCAAAAGAAGAGGTTACAGAGGTTATAGTATGAATAGACCAGATAAGGTTTATATGAAGCTATCTATAACAGAAAGAGAAATAGGTGGTATACCTAACTCTAGTCAAGATATAAAGCAAGCTCATGCTGCTGCTATAGAGTCTTATATAGAAAACTATGTAGGTAATTTAGATGGTAGATATGGAGATATTTATTTTCAAAGAACATTAGAAGACTGGTCAAGGTTTGATATAAATAATAGAACAAAGCACGATGCTTCTATTAGTTCTGGTTTAGCTTTAATGGCGTGCAATAAAAATTTATATACTCCAGTTTTTAAAAGACAATTAGAGCAAAAACCTTTAGGTTTTAAAAAGTATGATAACAAAGGATTTAGTTCAAAAATAATAAGATAAATGATTTATAGCAATTACGTAGGTTCGTTTCCTAGTCAGGTAGTATCTGATGAAGAAAAGCAAGGTTATGATTATGGTTACGCCGTAGGACGAGCTATTGAAGGAGAGTGGTTTTCTGGAGATAGAGGTGGACTAGGTAATAGGTATCAAAACAGTTGGTTAAATTTTCATAGACTAAGATTATATGCTAGAGGTGAACAACCTGTTCAAAAATATAAAGATGAATTGTCTATAAATGGTGATTTGTCTTATTTAAATTTAGACTGGAAGCCAGTGCCTATAATACCTAAATTTGTTGATATTATAGTTAATGGTATGTCTCAAAAAATATTTGACATAAAAGCTTTTGCTCAAGATCCAGAGTCGTTAAAGAAAAGAACAAAATATGCAGACTCTATAATGAGAGATATGTACGCTAAAGAAATAATACAAGCTACTAACCAAGCAACAGGCATGGATTTCTTTAACAGCAACGACCCTAATAACATACCTGAAACTCAACAAGAACTAGATCTTCACATGCAGTTAAGTTACAAGCAGTCAATTGAAATAGCAGAAGAAGAAGCTATTGAGAATGTTTTAGCTTTTAATAAATATGATTTAATAAAGAAAAGATTAATTCAAGATTTAACAATAATAGGTATAAGTGCTGTTAAAACAGATTTTAATTTAGCTAATGGCGTTACAATAAATTATGTTGACCCAGCTAATTTAGTTTATTCTTATACAGAAGACCCTAATTTTGATGACATATATTATGCAGGTGAAGTTAAGTCTATAAGTTTAGTTGAATTAAAAAAGCAATTTCCTAGCTTATCAGACGAAGAGTTGAAAAAAATAGAAAAATTTCCTGGTGATGCTAATTACACTAGAAACTTTTATGCTCAACAAGATTCTCAAAATCAAGTTCAAGTATTGTATTTTGAATATAAAACATATTCAAATCAAATATTTAAAATAAAACAAACAGAGCAAGGATTAGAAAAAGCTTTAGAAAAACCAGACACGTTTAATCCTCAACCAAATGATAATTTTGAAAGAGTAGGTAGAGCTATAGAAGTTTTATATACTGGTGCTAAAATACTAGGCCACGAAATGATGTTAGAGTGGAAAATGTCAGAAAATATGACTAGACCTAATTCTAATTTAACTAAAGTTAATATGAATTATTCTATATGTGCACCACGCATGTATAAAGGTATGATAGAATCAACAGTTAGCAGAGTAACTGGTTTTGCTGATATGATTCAATTAACTCATTTAAAGTTACAACAAGTGTTGTCTAGAATGGTACCAGATGGTGTTTTTGTAGACGTAGATGGATTAGCTGAAGTTGATTTAGGTAATGGAACAAACTATAATGCTCAAGAAGCACTTAACATGTATTTCCAAACAGGTTCTATAGTTGGTAGGTCAATGACGCAAGATGGTGATTTAAATAGAGGTAAAGTGCCTATTCAAGAACTACAAACAGGTAGTGGAGGTGCTAAAATACAAAGCTTAATACAAACGTATCAATACTATTTACAAATGATACGTGATGTAACAGGGCTTAATGAAGCAACAGACGCTAGTACTCCTGATGCTCACGCTTTAGTTGGTTTACAGAAAATGGCAGCAGCAAATTCTAATACAGCACTTAGACACGTAATGCAAGGTGGTTTATACTTAACACTAAGAACGTGTGAGAATATATCACTAAGAATAGCTGATGCTTTAGGTTATCCTTTAACTAGAGCCGCGTTGATAGACTCTATATCATCTTATAATACAGGTACTTTAGAAGAGTTGCAAGAAAAAAATCTTCAAGATTTTGGTATATTTTTAGAACTAGAACCAGACGAAGAAATAAAAGCTCAACTAGAACAAAATATACAAATAGCTCTTCAAAGCGGAGGTATAGACTTAGATGATGCAATAGATATCAGGCAAGTTAAAAACATGAAACTTGCTAATGCTTTGTTAAAGCAAAAAAGAAAACAAAAAGCAAAACAAGACCAAGCTAACCAACAAGCTAATATTCAAGCACAGGCACAAGCTAATTCTCAAGCTTCACAAGAAGCAATTGAAGCAGAAATGCACAAGCAGCAGGCTCTTGCTGAGACTACAATTCAAATAGAAACATCTAAAATGCAGCTTGAAATAAAAAAGATGCTACAAGAAGCCGAGATAAAAAAAGGTTTAATGGCGGAAGAGTTTCAATACAATATACAATTAGCTGAAATAAAATCTAAAGCTGAGACTCAAAAAGAGTCTGAAATAGAAAATAGAAAAGATAATAGAGTACAAATGCAAGGTACTCAAGAGTCTAAATTAATAAACCAAAGACAAAACAACACATTACCACAAGAGTTTGAATCCGCTGGATTTGATAACTTAGGTGGTTTTGGATTAGAGCAATTTGATCCTAGATAAACAATTATCAATTTTTTAATTATATTATATTATGTCAGAAAAAACAAATGAACCTGTTAAGCAGGAAGGTGACTTTAAAATGAAGTCAAAGAAAAAAGCTCCGAAAAAGCTAGTAACCCCAGTAGAAACTATAAAAATGGATCTTGCTGCGGTTAATAAAGAAGAACCTATAAAGGTTGACTTAACAAAAAAAGAAAAAACAGATGCCGTTCAAAAGCAAGAAACAGAGAGCAGCGTGCTACGCGAAAAACGATCCGAGGTGGAATTGCAAGCAGTGGGACAAGGAGACGAAAAACCCGTTGAGAATGTTATTAAAGAAATACAAGAAGTAAAAGCTACTGATAAAAAAGTAGAAGAAGTAAAAAAAGAAATAAAAGAAGCTGTAAGAGATGAAAAAGTTTTAGGTAAAAAACTACCTGAAAACATTGAAAAGTTAGTTTCTTTTATGGAAGAAATACCTGGTTCAACAATAGAAGATTACGTTAGGTTAAACGCTGATTATTCTAATGTTGACAGTGACACTTTACTTAGAGAGTATTATAAAAACACGCGTCCTCATTTAGAATATGATGAAGTTAATTTCTTGTTAGAAGATAACTTTAAATACAATGAAGATGAAGACGAAGAAAGAGATGTTAGAAAGAAAAAACTAGCATATAAAGAAGAAATTGGAAAAGCTAAAAGCTATTTAGAAGGTCTTAAGGATAAATATTATGATGAAATCAAGTTGAAATCATCTTTAAGTCCAGACCAACAAAAAGCAACTGACTTTTTTAATAGATATAATGAAGATCAAAGAATGATATCTAAACAACGCGAAGAATTTGAGCGTGTAACTAAAAATACTTTTAACGATGAATTTGAAGGTTTCGATTTTGACTTAGGAGAGAAAAAATTTAGATACGGCGTAAAAAACAGAACCGATGTTATTGAAAATCAGTTAGACATTAGTAATTTCGTTAAGACGTTCTTAAACGAAAAAAATGAACTCACTGACCCAAAGGGATATCATAAAGCCATGTATGCTGCACGAAACTCAGATACTATAGCTAGACATTTTTATGAACAAGGTAAAGCTGACGCGGTTAAAGACGTGGTGGCTAAGTCTAAAAATATTACTACTGAAACAAGAAAAGAAAGTGGTAATAATAGTGGAAATGTTTTTGTTAATGGATTAAAAGTTAGAGCAATAAGTGGCGCTGATTCTTCTAAATTAAAAATAAAAAGTAAAAAATTTAACTAAAAAAACTTAAAATTATGAGTTTAAACAAACAATTTTGGAGTATAATCCCATCTCAATCACAAGAAATATTAAACAGTAACTACTTACAGTGGACTGATAAGACTGGTGCTGATTTCGTTGATTTTGCACAGCAATATCTACCTGAAGTATATGAACAAGAAGTAGAGCGTTATGGAAACAGAACGTTATCTGGATTCTTAAGAATGGTTGGTGCTGAAATGCCAATGACTTCTGATCAAGTAATCTGGTCTGAACAAAACAGATTACACATTGCGTATGACGGACTTACACCTGCTTATGGAACTAGTAACGTTATTGCATTTACTGGAACACCAGCTGATGTACTAAATGTTATTTCTGTTGGAGCAACTGTTGTGGTAATGGACGATTTTGGAGCTGAAGTAAAATGTTATGTTAGCGCATCAGTTCCTGGTGGAGCTGGAACAGGGCAAATAACTGCTTTACCTTATACGGCTAACACTATTGCTCTTGCTGGATTATCAGGTACTGTTAAAGTATTTGTATATGGTTCTGAATACCAAAAAGGTTCTTCTACACCTAATTACTCAGCTACTCAAACAGATGGATATATTAGTGTTGATCCTCAGTTTAGTCAATTTAGTAACTCACCTATCATAATCAGAAATAAATACGTTGTAAACGGATCTGATATGGCACAAATAGGTTGGGTTGAAGTTGCAACTGAAGATGGAACTTCTGGGTATTTATGGTATTTAAAAGCTGAATCTGAAACAAGATTACGTTTTG